ATGGCAACCAGGTGCTGGGAGAGGATCCCAACCAGGGTCTGTACCAGCCCTGACACGATGGGCAGGATGGTCCCAAGCTGTCCACCAATCGCGATCGCCAGCCCTGAGAACAGTACTGCAATCTGTGGAAGGATCGGAGCGAACGCCTGGAGAGCCAGACCCAGCGGCGAGAAGGACGTCCACAGCTGCATCACCAGCGGGCCGAGTGACCGGAACAAGTTCTCGATCGGTGGGCCCAGAGTCTTGAAGACGTTTCCTACCGGGATGAAAGCCTCACGGACCTGGAACAGGAAGTCGACAATCCCAGAGTCTTCCTCGATGTTGAACGCCCTAGCGAACTCACCCGTGAAGTCACCCTTTGCGAGGATGTCATACACGCCAGAGATCAGTGGGCCAATCTTCCCCACGCCATTGGCGATACCAGACACGGCGCCAGTGAAGGCCGGCTTGATCTTATCCAGGGCAGCCATCAGCTGGGAGTTGATGGCAGCGTTCAGGGATCCGATGGCACCTTCGAAGGTCTTCGTTGATGCGGCCGCCTCGACAGCTACTGGCTGGGAACCCAGCTCGAGCAGCGCCTGGTTGAACTCATCCGAGGTGATCGCACCTTCAGACATCGCATCGCGGAAGTTCCCAGTGAACGCCCCGTTCTTCTTCAGAGCTTCCTGGATCGGGCCGGATGCACCAGGGATCGCGTCAGCGAGCTGGTTCCAGTTCTCAGCAGTCAGCTTGCCAGCGCCAGCGGTCTGGGACAGCACCATGGAGACTGACTTGAATGTCTCGGCGTTACCACCTGCGACGGCGTTCAGGTTACCTGCAGCCTTGGTCAGGCCGGTGTAGTCCTTGACACCATTGGAGGCCAGCTGGGCAATGGTCTTCTGGATCGTCGGCAGGTCGTAGACCGTCTGGTCTGCGTAGTCCTTCGCAGCATTCTTCGCACTGTCGATTGCCTTGGTATCCAGGCCAGCGAAGTTCATCGTAGAGATGAACTTGTCCGTGGCATCTGACGCCTGGGCTGCCTCAGCGATGTAGCTGCCGAAGACGCCGGCGGTCGCGGCGACAATTGCACCCTTGACCAGACCGCCGAAGCTGGAGGCGAAGCCGCCGCCAGCTTCTTTACCAGCTGACGCACCAACGTCTCCAGCCCCGGCGAAGGCCTTCTTGATCTGACCGGCAAGATTGCCAGTGCCGAGGCTGACCGAGATGAATGCGGTTCCGAGTTCGGTACCGGCCACCATCTACTCCACTCCGACTCCATTTGCCTGGAGCCACTTGTCGGCGTCCTCGATAGACATCTTGGTTCCCAACGTCTTCTCAGTCGTCTTCTGGCCAGGACGGTCGATCGGCTTCGGCCTGTTTCTGTTCTTCTGTCCGTCCTTGGTCTTCTGCCAGATCAGGATCGCCTGGTAGTCAGCCACTGTCGCGAGCAAGTGCTCGGTCAGTCCCCAGGACGCTTCAGAGCCGTGAAGGCTCCTGACCAGGGCCGAAGACCTGGTGCTATTGGCGCAAATGACATACAGGTCATGGTAGGTGAACTCGGGGGTCTTCCCGACATCCCTGAGCCGAAGGCCCAGGGAGATCAGGTCAGCTTCAACGGCTGATCCATGCTTCTCAAGAAGCTGAATCAGCCCGCAGATTCCCCCAGGGGAGCACCGCTCGACTTGAGCCATTCCAGCAGGTGGGTCAACATGTCGGAGAAGGGGAGGGCACGAAGGGCTTCCTTCGTCTCTTCGTAGCCGTCAACGGCACGAAGCAGAGCGAAGCCCATCTTGGCTTCACCAGCTTCACCATCCAGCATGGCTGCCTCAACCACGCCACCGGGAACCTTGTTCACGATGTCCGCGTTCAGGCGGGGAAGCAGGTAGTCCTTCTCACCGATGGTGATTGTGACATCCTTAGACAGCTTCGGCAGGTGGTCCTGCGGGGCTGCAACCGGCTTGGGGGTGGGGTTGGACTTCTTCTTCTTTGACAAGGTGTGGTTCGTCTCCTCGATCGGTGTGGTTCAGATAAGGGTGATCCTCCCCCAAGCTGGAACCACCGCAGCCTGGGGGAGGAGATTAGGGGGAGTGACTACGGAACAGTCACACCATCGTTGATGTACTTGACGAAGGCGTTACCGTCCGCGTCGGGGAAGCACTCGATGGTGATCTCGTAGCCGGTAAGGTCCGACTCAGTGTACTTGACCTCACCGATCTCGGTGACCTGGCCACTCTCCACGTAGATGCGAATCTTCGCCGGGTCGTCGCGGATCTCGAAGACCCAGGACTTCATCGGCAGGATGTCAGAGTTGACCTGGACCTTGTGCTCGGTGCCTTCGGTGGCAGTGGCCGCAGTCGTGGAAACGTTACCGTCGCCGTAGACAGCCTTGAGAACATCAGAGTTCAGGGACTCGATGAGCGTCAGCTTGATTGTGGCGCCGAAGTCGGTCTGGACGATCTTGACGACATCGCCGCCCCAGGCCTTCTTCTTGTCGGTCGAGCGGTCGACAGTTTCGGACAGGCCGTCGTCGCCGATGTAGCCGAGACCAGTGAAGCCGACGCCGAGGGCGGTCGTGCCGTCGACAGGGCCAGCAGTAGCAGTGGGACCGTAGAAGGCGCCACCGACAACGGACGGCTTGCCTGCTACGACCTTGGAAGCGGTGGGGTTAGCCATGGAATCCTCCGGGAAGTTGATCGATCAGTTGATATTATGCCACAGTCGGGCGAGAATGCCATCGCACGGTTGCAAGGTATCTCGGCCGGTTGGTGTCGGGATCTGGCAGGTACTGCGGGATTCCGACGTTCTCGGTCTGGCGGATGTAGACACCACCGACCGTCTTCCCATCAGCACCCATCATCAGCGCCCAGGCGGTGCGCCCGAGCTGGCTGGCGATGGCTTTGTCGTCGTCTTCACAGGAGATTGTGA